GAAGTCCTCCCCCGCACGCAAGAAAAGCTATTGCGCTAGGTCTGGCGGCATCAAGGGAACATCTAACAAATTATCTGCCAACTATTGGAGCCGTAGAGCTTGGGATTGTTAAGGTAATATACGTCTATGGCGCGTTTTAATAATTATGGCCCCTTAGACACACCTCTTATGGAAGAAGGGGATACGGGATTTGCTCGCATGAACGCTCGCTTGCGTCCCGACCAATTAAAGGCGGGAGAAGTGGCGTTGTCCACTAATGGACGTATGGACTTAGATGGAGCATGGCAGACGCGCATGGGCGTGCAAAACTTTGGAGCTTCCCTTGCCACTAACACCACAGCATTAACGCTGCCGTTCTACACCTACGCCAACAAAACGGGCAATAGTGTAACAAGGGTGTCTACCACCATTACTATTGGGTTTGCCACCGCTCATGCTTTTACTACGGCTACACTAGCGTATGTCTCTGGCATAACAGGTATTAGCCCATCTTTTGTAGCGCAGAATTATATTATTACAGTGGTGAACAGCACCTCTGTTAGCATTACGATTGCAGGCATCTCTGGGACGGCCACAGGCACTGCCGTAGTTGGCGCACCAAGATTGGAAGACACGATTGTTAATGCTGTATTTGGTAGCTGTCTATTCTCAGACCCTACGTCTGATAATGATGAATACATCATGCTTGCCACCAATACAGGTGTAAAGGCAGTGAATGTAAGCACGGGAGCCACTACCAACACCATCACCTATCCCGGCGGCATCACCATAGATACAGACGTTAATTTATTACAGGCGTTCAATTATCTTTTCTTGTTCCGTGATGGTTTAACTACCCTGCAATTTACAGGAACACTAGTTGGCAGTCCAGCTTTTACGTTAGTATCTAATGGCGCATACACCCAACCCTTAACATTAACGGCTTCAGCTAATTGTGCTATTGCCAACGGCGTTGTCACTATTAGTGAAACAGCACACGGGCTGGTAGCAGGCAACACTGTCAGGATTATTGACCGTGGCACAACCAATCTAAATAACCTGTCAGAGTATTTTATTACAACGGTGGCAAACGCTAATACATTTACGTTCTTTGCTACAGCCGATAATATTACAGGGGCTACAGTGGTGTTGGGTTCGCCGCAAAGCGTAGGCGGTGGATTTACGCATATGCCAGCCCCTCCGTGGGCTATCTATCATCAGAGACGGCTCTGGATGCCCTATTACTATACAATGGCTGGCAGCAGCGGCAGCCCCACCATCACCAGCAGAAACATTACGGATGAGATTATTGCGTCCGATATTCTTGACCAGAACACCTACGACCAGATTGAGAACAATTTCCGCATTGCCTCTGGCGGAGCCGACTTTGTTGTTGCTATTCAGCCGTTTGCCGAAGATAATGTTGTGGTGTTCAATCGCAACACTATCCATCTTATTCGCGGCGTAAGCCAACCCCTTAAAGATGTAACAGTGCAAGAAGTAACCCGTGAAGTGGGTTGTATTGCTCGCAAAACTGTAGTGCAAGTGGGCAATCAAATCTTCTTTTTGTCAGACAACGGCGTATATTCTATCAACTTTGAGGACTTATACAATTTGCGGGGCGCATCTATCCCCATGAGCGAGGCTATCAATCCGCTTATTCAACGCATTAACCCAGACTATATTGCAAATTGTGTAGCTACCTATCACGACAATCGTTATTACATTGCTGTGCCGTTAGATACATCGACAGAGAATAACGCCATTCTTATCTATAACTTCCTTAATCAAGGCTGGGAGTCATTAGACATTATTGAACAGAATGGCTGGAATGTTCGTGAGTTTATTAGAGCAGGAGCTGGCGGTCTCAATAGTCTCTATGTGGTGAACAAAGACGGCGGCATCCATATATTAAACTACCGCGAAGACGATAAGGACGTTGTAAACTTACAAATTGGTGGAACAGCCGCTTATTATCCAATTAATTCTGAACTAAAGACCCGCCAATATACAGGCGGCACAATGGACAGAAAACGTTTTAATTCCTTTGAGCTACAAGCCCAAAGCTCTGACAGTAATGTTTCAGATGTGCAGATTGCGTTCTTAACAGAAAATCCAGATAGCTCAGAATTCTTGGACTCTCTTTCCACTATGTTAGGCGAAACACTGCCTATATCAGAAGATGCTTCGGCGCGTGGCAGAGTTGGAAATGTTCGTGGCTATGGCGGTCAGTTTGTATTAGCCCCTACGATTGGCCGCCCTAAAATCCGCACCATCAAAATATCCGCCCAACTTACCGACCAAGGCATTAATTCTAAAGTATAATGTCTGACCTACAAACAGGATACACTTGGTCAGACGACAAGGCTAATTGGGAAACCAATGAGGCCACAGCTATTCGTTTGAATAGGATGATGGAAGACACCCAGATGAACATTCTGGCGGGAGCTAACGTCACCGTTACCAGAAGCACTAGTGGGGTAACAATTGCGTCTACTGCGCCGGGAACAGGCACTGTCACTAGCGTGGCTACAGGCACAGGACTTACAGGCGGCCCTATCACTACAAGTGGTACTATAGTACTAGCCAACACCGCTGTAACAGCAGGGGCTTACACCAACTCCAACATTACGGTAGATGCCCAAGGCCGCCTTACCTCGGCGGCTAATGGTAGTGGCGGCACTGTTACTAGCGTTGCAGCAACAGTTCCTAGCGTATTCTCTATTTCTGGCAGTCCTATTACAACGTCTGGCACATTAGCCATGACGTATTCTGGAACACCATTACCGCAAGTTAATGGCGGCACAGGACAGACATCACTTGGAGCGGGAACCTATACGGCTACAGGTGGTTCTGCGGCTATTTCTCTAGCAAATCGTTCTGCACAAACTATTAATGTAAAAGATTATGGAGCCACTGGGGACGGAACAACAGATGACACTAGTTCTATTGTTAATGCCCTTGCTGCTCTATCATCTAACAAATCTTTGTATTTTCCGTCGGGGAAATATATGCACACTGGTGGGTTTTCTTTACCAGCTTCATTAACTAATGTTTTAATATACGGCAATCAAGCGCAGTTGTTTTGCACTAATATGAATCAGGGAACGTTTTTTGTTCCATCTAGCTGTTCATTTATCACTTTTGATAATCTATGGGTTAATGCTTATGGTTTATATCGCCGCAGCAGTGGTATTCATTTTGTTATTGGTTCAGATTACACCACCATTCGGAACTGTCGTATAGAGCGGTCAACTGATTGGGGTGTTCAAGTAAACAGTGCAAGCGGTCTGGGTTCCCCCTATGTTAAAGGATTTGTTTGTTCTAATAATTATTTTAAGGATACTATGGGAGATGGATGTCATGTTATGGATGGCGATGGATTTTTGATTGAGAACAATGTTTTTGATGGTTGTGGAGATGATGCTATTGCTGTAATTACCAATGGTGCTGCTGCACAACCACAGAACGGCATTATTGCTAATAACCTTATCTTGGGCAGAACTACATATATTGCCGCAACTATCCCCATATCTAGTATTACAAGGTCTGGCACTACCGCTACGGTTACTACAACCAGTCCTCACGGTATTACCTCAACGGTTGGATTGCCAGTAGCTATTTTACATTCTGGTGCTACTGGTGGAGATGCGGCACTATACAATATTGAAGCTGAGATTGTTACTACGGGCGCATCAACTTACACATACACAATGCTTGGAACTCCTGCTGCATCAGCTACGGGAACATTAATTGCACAACCAACTAGATGTTTTGGATTTAGGGGCATTGTTGTATTTAATAGTAAAAACATTAAAATATCTAACAATCAAATTTTTACAACAAATTCAAATTCTATTGCATTAGATGATGAATATAATCAGACCGCATATCTAAACGAGGAAATTCATGTTTCAAGTAATTTTATATACGATTGCAATTATTTGGGAGGACAAATTGGAAATATTAAGATGTATTGGTGTACTCGTTGTTCTTTAACCAACAACTATGTATTAAATCCCCATGCAGCAAGTATGTTAGATATTGATGATTCACAAGGTTTAACTATTTCTGGCAATGTTTTCCAACAAACCGTTAATCAATTTTGTCGAGGGATTGTTAGCTCTGCAGCCAGTTCATCTAGTGGAAGAACCTTAAATGCCTCCAATAATGTTTCAATTTGCAATAATACTTTTTATTTGCAACAAGCCTCTAATAATGAAGGGATTAGAATATATTATTTAACTGGAAAGAAGATGAACAATCTTGTTGTGGCAAATAATGTGTTTTTTAGCCTTGGTATTACATATTGTGAAACAGATTTTGTTAATGTTGGTAAGTTTGTTAATAACACCGCTATTGGCGGCGGCACAACAATTACCAATACGAACACCTCTGGAACCATTACAACCGTAAATAACAACTGATATACTACCCCTATGGCTATTCTTGCAATAAATACTCCTTTTGTTGACGGCAATCAAGTAACGGCACTTAAACTAAACGATGCTGTTAATGGTGCTGCATTTGCGTCTGGTGCAGTGAATAATGCTCAAGGCACGGCCATAGCGTCTAATGCCATTATTGTAATAGACGGCGGCATCACCGCCGCCAAATTAGCCACAGGCGTTAATGGAGCTTTGTTTATTGGCAATGGCACAGGATTTACCAATACCACCCTCACCGCTGGCGCAGGAATTGCCGTTACCAATGCTTCTGGGGCTATCACTGTGTCCAACGCTACTCTGGGCGCATCTCCTACCCAAGACTTCTTTGTTATCATGGATAACACAGATGCAACGGGCAAAACTTTCCAGAAATCTACAGGGTTTGTTGCCTCTGGTGGAGACATTACTTTTTCTAGCAGCCAAGAATTAACAGCAGGCTATTTTAAGGCCACAAATGCTTCTGGGTCTGTTACGGCTAAATTTTATAAGGATGTTAATGGTGTTCAGCTTCTTACGACTCAAGCTGCGGCTGAAGCTAATGTTTCTCTTACAGGAACTTACGCCTCAGATTATACAGGACTACAAACCACCATCAATAGTCTACTTGCCAAGCTACGCACTCACGGGATAATTGCTA